ACGCTCGCGCGATATGTGGCGCAACTACGCTATCGAAGCATGTCGCGAGTGTGGGAACACGCGGAGCAGATAGTTAGCCAACACAAAACGAAAGCCCTCACGCATCCAGCGTGGGGGTTTTTTTTTTCGCCTCGCGCGCTTTGCGCGCTCGATCTGACGAGCGTGACACGCCGAAAAAATCGCGGGGGCTCTGCCCCCGACCCCCGACGCCCTGCAGGCGTGGCTAATGGTGTCGCGGAGCGACCCCACTCTTTTAAACGGCTGCGCCGTATGTGTACACTATCGCTCTATAATATTTTTCCAGTATTTGCCCGATTTGCCCGATATATACACTAGTATTATAACAATTTGATAACAAAGCGTTCGTTTTACCTTTTTGAACGGGTTAGTATATATAGGAAGTAAATAAACGAACGGCTAATGTGAGTGAGTTTATCTGGCTGTGAGTGGGTGGTTAAGACAGCCGATAGGCTGGCTTAATGCCAGCCACGAACCTAAGGGGTTAGCGAGGCTGGCTACGCCAGCCGAGCGATAAAGGGGATTTTTAATTAGGGAGTTATAGTGGTTGCTAAGGGTGGTAAAGAGCATCATAATGTAGTTGCCTTGCGAGAGGCAAAGTCTAAGGTACTTGATTATATTAAGCAAGGACTAGATTTACAGGACTCATTAGCAAGAGCAGGGCGTAAGCCAGATGTCATGAAAGACTGGCGCAAAGACCCTGCCTTTATGAAACTACTAGAGGCAGCAAGGACTGAAGGGCAGAAAACCCTGAGCATTGTCTCAGGAGATGCCAAGTTTAAGATAGGCTTTGAGGAGTTCTCTAGGGAGTTTTTAGATAGCCCTATCTTCCCACATCATCAATCTTGGGTAGACTTGCTAGAAGGCAAAGAACCTTCCTATCTACACGATAGCATGGTCTATGACCCCGCTTCCAAAAAACGACTTTTAATAAATGTACCCCCCGAGCACGCTAAGTCCACGGTCATTACGGTTAATTACTGTGTCTATCGTATTGCGATGGACCCAAATATAAAGATTACTATTGTTTCTAAAACACAGGAGCGCGCAAAAGAATATCTCTACTCCATCAAGCAAAGGCTCAGCCATGAACGCTGGGCCAAACTACAGGCCGTCTATGGCTCTGCTGGTGGTTGGAAAGAGGACGCTGATACCTGGAAGGCTGACCGAATCTATTTAAGCCGTGACTCTACGGAAAAAGACCCGACTGTTCAAGCCTTAGGTATTGGCGGTCAAATCACAGGAGCACGTTCAAATCTTATCATCCTAGATGACGTGGTAACTACATCAAATGCCCATGAGTGGGAGAAGCAACTTACTTGGTTGCAACGAGATGTAGTAACTCGACTTGGAGATAGTGGACGCCTCTTGGTTGTAGGAACCCGTATTGCTGCTAATGATCTTTATCGTGAGATTAGAAGTCCTGAGCATTGGGTAGGTGGCAAGTCCCCGTTTACTTATCTAGCAATGCCAGCCGTTCTGGAGTTTAATGATAAACCAGAAGACTGGATAACCTTGTGGCCTGCATCACAGATTCCATGGGAGGGATTAGATGAAGAAGCAGTTCCAGATGAAAACGGTCTGTATCCTAAATGGAATGGGCCAGCATTGTTTAGACGACGAAGTGAAGTTAGCGCTTCTGCTTGGGCACTTGTTTACCAGCAACAGGACATACAAGAAGATTCTATCTTTTCCCCTACATGTGTACAAGGCTCAATCAATGGGATGCGCAAACGTGGCCCTCTAAAGCCAGGTGCTGCCGGACATCCTGCCCCAGGTGCTTGGTATACTATTATGGGACTTGACCCTGCTATGGCTGGTAATACTGCTGCAGTTATAATGACTGTAGACAGGCAAACTCGCAAGCGATATATTTTAGATGTAGAAAACATGAGAGACCCTAGCCCTCAAAAGATTCAACACTTAATTGAAGACTGGGTTACTAAGTACCAACCACAAGAATTGCGTATTGAGACTAATGCTCATCAGAAGGCTTATGCACTAGATGATGATTTGCGCTCATACCTTGCCAACTCTGGCGTAAAGTTCTCTAGTCAGTTTACTGGCAAGAACAAATGGGACACTTCTTTTGGCGTAGCGGCTATGTCTGGCCTATTTGGCACCGCGCGTAATAATACTCACCAAGATGATAACTTGCTTGAACTTCCTTCACAGGAAGGTTCAGAAGGTATTAAGAGTTTAATCCAGCAGTTAATTACTTGGAAGCCTGATACTAAAGGCAAGACAGACTGCGTAATGGCGCTCTGGTTCTGCGAACTACGCGCTAAAGAGATCATTGGAAATGCAAGCATTAACCAATCCTATTTGGATAACAAATGGGCCACAAGAGCACAAATTCAAAATCGTTACTTGGTAAACGTTAATGATTATGAATTCTCAATCTATGAATAGGAAAATAAATGAGAAATCCAGAATATAACGATAAGTTATCAGAGTACTCAAAGGCAGACCGCGCTATTATCCGCGCATCGCTAAATCAGTCACGTTACGATAACAAAAAAGGTTCAGCAAAGAAAGCAGTAGCCAGTAAGCCCGTAGCCAAGAAGGCAGCACCAAAGCCAACTGACTCACGCTTTACAGGCAAAACATCAGGTACAGGCAAGACTCGCGCGATGTCAGGTGCAGGTTCAATGGCTTACACACCTGGTAGCACTAAAGGTAGCAAGCCAAAAATGGATTCACGCTTCACAGGTAAGACATCAGGTACTGGAAAACCACGCGCAATGAGTGGCGCAGGTTCAAGTGCTTATACTCCTGGTCAAAAGACCAAGAGCCTAAAGACTAACCCAATTACTAAATTTATTACTTCTCGTGTTGGTGGCAAGAGTGGCGTACAAGATTCACGCTTTACTGGAGCAAAGTCAGGCACAGGAAAACCACGTGCAACTAGCGGTGCAGGATCAATGTCCTATACCCCTGGCAGTGCTAAGAACAGCAAGCCAAAGATGGATTCACGTTTTTCTGGAACTAAATCTGGCGCTGGATCACCACGAAAGATTAGCGGTGCAGGCTCATATGCTTACACTCCAGGCAGCAAAAAGAAGTCTAAGTAATAACTAACCTTAAAGGATTAAAATGACAACAATGGCAGACATTGACAGCATTGCCAGACGTGTAGAGAACCTTAAGGTTCGCTTCGCTGCTCGTGATAAGCGTATGGCTGATGTCATGGCTGTTCGTAAGGGTAATATAGCATCTATATTTCCTGATATGTTCCCAGACAATATGGAACATCCTATGATTGCTAACTTTGTTGATATTGCTGCACGCGATTTGGCTGAGGTGCTTGCACCTTTGCCTTCATTTAATTGTTCTGCAACTAATGTTACCTCTGATAGGGGTCGTTCTTTTGCTGATAAGCGCGGAATGATAGCCAACAACTATGTCTATAATTCACGGTTACAATCACAAATGTATTGGGGTGCTGACTGGTACTTCTCATACGGATTTCTTCCTATTCACGTAGAACCAGACTTTGAAAACAACATGCCACGCATTCGCGTGGAAGACCCTATGGGTGTTTACCCTGAGTTTGATAGGTTTGGGCGTTGTATCTCATACTCTAAACGCTATCTCAAGACCATTGGTGAACTTGCCAATGAGTATCCTGAGTATGCAAGAACTATTTTAGGTGAATTGGGATGGAATCAAAATACCAACTCACCTATTGAACTTATTCGTTATATGGATAAAGATATAACATTATTTTATATCCCAATGCGTCAAAATCTTATCCTTAACGAGGCAAGAAACTTGTTAGGCAAGATGACAGTTCATGTTGCCCGCCGTCCAGCCATCGATGATGACACACGCGGACAATTTGATGATGTTATCTATGTGCAGTTAGCCCGTGCACGCTTTGCTAACCTTGCCATGGAGGCCGCTGAGAAATCAGTACAAGCCCCACTCGTAGTACCACAAGACGTTATCGACCTTCCTATGGGTCCAGACGCAATTATTCGCACGGCTCAGCCTCAAAGCGTAGGCCGTGTGAAATTAGATGTTCCAGCCGCTGCCTTTCAGGAACAAGCCGCACTCCAATCTGAAATGAGACTTGGTGCACGTTATCCTGAGGGTAGGACTGGTACTATCGACGCCAGTATTATTACTGGTCAAGGAGTTCAAGCGCTTTTAGGAGCATTTGATTCTCAAATCAAGGCTGGTCAAACAATTCTTGCAGAAACATTAGAAGATGTTATTAAAACTGCTTTTAGTATGGACGAAGAATTATTTAATATGGATAAAAATGTTCGTGGAGTTGCCCAAGGCACACCGTATGAACTTAAGTATCTACCCAGCAAAGATATTAGAGGTGATTACTCTATTGAGGTTCGTTATGGACTCATGGCAGGACTTGATCCATCTCGTGCACTTATCTTCTCGCTACAAGCACTAGGTGCAGATTTAGTTTCAAAAGATTTCATTCGTCGTGAGTTGCCATTTAGCCTTAACGTTACGCTAGAAGAACAACGCATTGAGATTGAAAAGATGCGAGAGAACCTAACCGCAGCAATTACAGCAAGTGCACAAGCAATTCCTGCAATGGCAGCACAGGGTCAAGACCCAACAATGCTTATTCAAAACATTGCCGACGTTATTGAACGTCGCCGCAAAGGGGAGAGCATAGAGGCTGCTGCGTTGGCAGTGTTTAAGGCAAAAGTGCCTGAACAACCACCGCAGCCAGAGATGGCTCCACCAGGCCCACAGGGCCCAGTTGAACAAGCGCCCCTGTCCCCGGCAGTTCCTGGACAACCCTCTGGTGGGGCCCCTCAACAAGCCGCACCACCGCAAGACTTACAAAGTATTTTAGCAGGCTTAGGAGGCTAACGTGGCTACTCGTAAAAAACAGATAGTTGATAATGACTACTCTAAACTAGACGAGTACTGCATATGGCTACATGAGTATAACAAATCCTTGCGCAGGGCAGGATTTAGCAAAGACGATGCTTTATGGCTAATAGCAACAAAGGATTCATACCCAGATTGGGTAAGTAATCCAACTTTAAATGATATTAGAAAACACATTGACGAAGATGAGGACTAAAAATGGCAATACCACAGGTAGTTTCTGGAGTAGGTGCTGGTTCTAAACGAGTTGACAAAAATAATGTAGAGCGTGTGCAGCGTATTCAACGCGATGCTCGAATTCAACAGGCATCAGGTGGTGCATATGGTAATCGTATGCGCAATGAAAACGATGTTGCAGATGCTCCTATTTCACCTACTGCTAGTGCTGTAGGTGCTAACATAAAAATGCCACCACCGACTGCACCTGTAGCACCAAGCACTAATATTTTTGATCCAAATGACCCAAATGATGTATTTACTAATGGGGCTGGCGGCAATACTGCAGGCACTGGTCCAGATCAACTTATGTCACGATTTAATACACATGATTCTGGTTATGTTCTTCTTGCTGCTATGTATCAGATGAATCCAACTCCTGAACTTGCCCGTATGTTAGAGGCATATAATGAAGAAGGTATCTTTTAGTGGCGAGTAAAGACCTAATTGATTTAGGTAAATATAATAACCCCTCTAAATTCAGGGCACCAAGTATGTTTGATAATGCTGGTAGCGTACTCCAGCAACTTATTAATCAAGAAATTGCCGGATTAGATGGCAGCCAAAATGCTAACTTTGATTCTATCGTAAAGAAGTACCCGCATATCAGCAAAGAAATTGTTGTGTCTCTTGTACGACATGGGGCAAATGCTGATACTCCTGGTATTGACAAGGTTGTTTCTCTAGATGGCGTTAACCAAGCCATGACTGCGGCAACAGCAATTAAAAAATTACCTTCTCTAGCAGAAAAAGATAGCAATTTTTTTTCTAATGTTAAAGATGCTATCTATGGTGGATTAAAAGGAACAACTCGTGTAGGTTTTGCAGCATTACGTACACCGTATGACTATCTTACAACTCTTGGACGCGATGTTTACGCTGCTTCTAGAGGTGAAATTGGCATAAAAGATGCATTAACAGGTTCAAGTGCTTTAGGATTTTTTAGTCCAACAACTGCACTTGGAGCACTTGGACGCGATGTACTTGACGGTGGAGGCGTAAGCACAGGTTCTGGTTTCTTTATCTCTCCAGAGTCTCGCGTAGGTAAGCAGCAAGCCAAAGCCATGGGAGCCTATGGACGTATTAATGGACAGTCTTTTACTATTGGACGAGGATTACTAAAAACAGTTGGTGCTAACCCTAACAGCACAGAATATAAAATTTTATCTGGGATTGTAGATGCAACACTTAATGTTGCAACCGACCCATCAACTTGGCTTGGACCAGGTGCATTAAAAGTTGTTAAAGAGGGAAGTAGAGTTAAACTTGCTTTTCGTGGTGGAAGTTTAAACAAAACTTCTCGTGGTGGACAAGATTTAGCAGAAGCAAAAAGAATTTCTGCAGAAGAAACACGATTAGAACAACGCGCTGCAGATATTAAAGACCTTGATGCATTGCCTTCAGAAAAAGAATTATTAAAACAACGTTCTGACGCTTTGGGCGACATTAAGCGTGAGTACGATAATCATTACATGAAAGCCGAAGACGCTTACAAAAAGTCAACTCAACCTAAAATATACAAAGAAGAAAAAACGGCTGAGGCTAAACTTCAAGGACTCAATGATCTACTAGAAGTTTCAGATGTTCCTACTCCTTTTGGAACGGCACCTAAGGTTAGTATTGAAGCCAGTGAAGTTAATAAAGTAATTTATGATTCAATCAAAGCAGGCGACCAGGCTAGCATTCTTGATAACTTAGCACAATTAGCAGCAGATGAAAAGAATACACTTAATGCATTTGATGGTATACATCTAAATGAACTACCTTTTGAAGGTGTTACATTTGGAAGTAGTGGAACTTATGAGTTGGCTGTTAAAAAAGGTACAACCAAAAAATATAATATTGTTAATTTAACAGAAGACTTTACAGATATTGCTGGAGACACTAAACGAGCAGCAAAAGAAATTAACAACCGAGTTTCACTTCATTCACAGTTAGAAGAACTGCGAATGTTTTCTATATTTGACGAAGAAGTAGCAGTATTTGATAGGCTTAATACTCAAGGTTTTGTAGATGATTTACTTGAAGGTGCTGGAAATCAAAATCTAGGAACATTCCTAAATGAAGTTTATAAACTATCAATGGAATTTGACAAAACAGGCGGAGCACTGGCTCAAATTGTTAATATTGTTTCCAAGATTTGGAAAGTAGATGGCTTTGAAAATATTCGTGCTGTTCATGGTGGAACTGGTGGGTTTGTATTAGATCCAAAGGTTTTAAAAGGTAAAGCAATAGATGCTAGCACCGTACTTGGCAGGAGTTTAAATCCACAAGAAACAGCTGCTGCTATGCTTGATGTTGAGAAGGTTGTTCAACCATCAGAAGAAGTTATTGCTAAAGCACAGATAGAACTTGATGCTGCTAAAACAAAGCGCTCTGTACTAGACCAGCAAATTCGTGAGATTAAGGCTCTACGCAAGTATGTAGAAAATGATCCTGATCTTGCTAAAGAAATTTTAAATAATCCGGAATACACTAAACTTAAAGGTGTCATGGATTTAGAAATGCAGATAGGCAAAAGAAAGCATATGGCCGAACTGCTCAAAGCAGATACTGGGCTTATAAGCGGTATTGGTGGTACTCCTGTAGCCGATATTACAAAGGCAAACAAGTATTTACTAGGTAAGCGCTTTGCCGTTGTTGCTCGTTTAATAGCAAATGAATCTAGTCCTTCTAGAATCTCCAGATTATTTGGCGATAAGTTAGACATGGATGTAGTTAGAGAACTAACAGATGCTGGCACCGCAGATGATGTGCTAAGAGTTTTACGCAGAAATCTAGGATTAGGTGATACTGACCCAAGCACTGCTCGTTCTGCTCTCTTAAGAACTGCCACGGCTATTGAAAGAGTCCAGCCGATAATAAAGTTATCAGCCCCAGTAAGCCAAAAGATGCTTGCTCAAGTTGAACGCATGGAAAACTTGCTTACAAGAGTTGTTGTACGCTCTGTAATTGTTCCGTTAGATGACTTAGATCGTCTATCTAAAGAACTACGTAATTGGATGGCTACTGTAAAAGTTCCAGAAAGTGTTATCAATGATACAATAGATAAACTTGTAAAAGCAACTGGAACTAATGATAGAAGCCTACGAACAATTCGTTCTAAAATTATTCATGATTCCTTTACTGCTGCACATGTTGCAATGGTAAATGCCTATGGCAAGGGAGATCCAAAACTTCTTGAAGAATTAGAAAAAATGTTAAAAACTGAATTACGCCCAACCGGAGCAACAAAAAATCTTGTTAATCAATACGTATTGGGTGGTACTTTACCAGGAGATGCACCAGGTGTCTTAGTTCATAATGGTGCACAAATTGATATGAATGGTGCCGTCTATGCATCTCAATTTTTAGATAGCGTTGTACGTTTGCCAGACACACAACCAATTATTCGTGCTTTAATGAAATATACTAAATCAGGTCCGCTTATCGGAACTCGTGCTGCTTTAGATATATTTGCAACTGAGGCAGCAAGTGTTTGGAAAACAACTCAGTTGGCTTTCCGAATATCTTACATGCTTCGCAATGTTGGTGAGATGCAATTTCGTCAATATCTATCAGGTCACGATACTCTACTTAACCACCCAGCAGGTTACATTGCTATGTTACTGGCAGACCCTAATGGTAGTGCTTGGCAAAAGTTTGCAGCCACTTGGGCTAAATATGAAAACGATATTTTAGGTAACTCTTTTAAAAACCCACAACAAGCCAAAGCAGCAACTGTTGCTATTGACGAACACTTGCGTCAGATGAGTCGTCGAGTAAGTGCTGGGGATGCACGTTCTACAGATGTTAAAGTCCGTATGATTGGCAAAATATATAGAGTTGTTGGAAACGCTGATGCAAACTATCATGAAGCGCTAGCCACATCATTAAATCGTTTTGATGTAGATGATATCATGCAATTAGTTGCTAAAGCAGATACCGATGTAGCCAAAAATGCTATTGTCGACCAACTCATTGCTAATGAAACTATTAGAATAAATAACTTTGATCGTACTGATGTTCTTAAAGAAATTTATGAAGCATCAAGAATTGATGTTCAAAATCGTAACATTTCAGATTTTAAAGCGCTTTTCCTTAAAGACCCTAACCTTGAATTTAGTTATGATAACTTAAATCGTGAAAATATTTATAACTGGATGTTTAGCGCTGATTCAACTGCTAGTTATGAAAACGCTCTTATCAACCTTATGGGTACTGGAGCAAAAGGTATCTATATCCGTAAACTCCTAGCCGATGGAGTAGTTGTTGTTCCTGGCAAAAAGGGAGATGAAGTCATACGTATGCCTCGTTATCGAGACATGAACAAGTATGAGGATATGGATGCGGCAGATAAAGCATTCAAAGCACAACTTGTAAAGCATTTCTCATCAGAGGAAATGCCTGGTGGTAAAGCACTCTATGCAGATACTAAAACATTATTGGCTGCTGAAGAATCTAAACTAAAACAATGGGTTAATACTTTTTTTGAAATCTCTGCTAAACTTGAAAATCTTGTTAACTTTGGACCGGAATATCGTATGGCATACTGGGACTTCATTGGAAGATACGCACCGTCAATGAGTGTTGCTGATCTTGAAAAGTTACAAAAAAATGCGTTTGAAACTCTTGTAAAAATTAGAGTTCCTAATTCTTCTGGTAAAATGATTGCTGTAGGAAAGAAACATCCTACTATTTCTATCATCAATAGAGAAATTAGAAAACGTAAAAGTGACCCAATAAAGGCTAAGGGCATTATGTCCATAGATGATGTCAATGATACTGCTGCACGTCAAGCATCCCTTTATGTAAAAAACTTATTTTATGATGCAAATAATCAAATTGATGCAGCAAATAAACTTAGACTTATATTTCCCTTTGTTCAAGCCTGGGGTAATACAATAAAGAAATGGGGAGAACTTGGCGTTCAAAACCCAGTTAAGGTTATACGTTTTGGTAAATCTTACGAAGCGCTTACAAAGCCAGGCTCAAGTGCTATCTATGATCTTACCAACACAAACTATGACGAAGAACAAGGGTTCTTCTACAAAGATGAATATGGTACCCAACGATTCCGTTATCCACTCAGTGGATTATTTGGAGGCTTTGCTGGTATGGCACAAGGAAAGTTTCCTAAGGATGCACTAAACCTTACAGCCCCAGTTCAATCTCTTAACTTAGCATTTGGTTCTGTAAATCCAGGTTTTCCTGGATTAGGGCCTGCAATTTCAACTCCCTTCCTAATGACTGGTAAATCTCAAGCATTTGGACCAACATACGATTTTATGCGTAATATCTTATTTCCATTTGGAGAACCAGGTGGAAAAGGCATAGGAGCATTACCGCAGATATTACTACCAGCCTGGCTTAACAAATCTTTCTTGTATCTTATTAACGATCAAACAATGGTTGAGCGCGGTGTTAAAGATTGGGCAGGCTATCTAGCCTCTACTCAAGACTACGGTAAGAATCCATTTGCTGACGATGCTGCTAGAACTAAACTTTTTGCTGACGCAGAAGGAATGTCTCGCTGGGTTGGTTTTCTTACATCGTTATTCCAAAGCATAGCACCAGCAACGCCATCTCAAGATGTTTTGGCTAGAATTAAAACATCAGACGGCAAGTATAACTTTATTTCTCAAACCGTTCTTTACAAGGCATGGGATGAGATTTCAAAAGCAAACCCTGGAAACTACCCAGAGGCTGTAGCACAATTCATGGATAAGTTTGGCAAAGAAAATATCTTACCTATTATCAGTGGTTCTACTAAGTCTATTACCGGTACTCAGGATGCTTGGTCTTTCTTGAACAAGAACCCTGAAATGGCAGATAAGTTTGCTACTAAAGATGCTGACGTAATTCCATACTTCTTCCCAGGTGGAGAATCAGCGGTTTCTTACTACAACTGGCAAAACGCTACAGGACGCCGTGAAAAGTTAAGCACAGAAGAAATTGCCGCTGCTGCTGAGGAACTTGTTTATAAATCAGAACTTTCTCAGATTGGCAAAGAACAGGCTGATAACGCCTATTCAGATGTCTGGTATACAGAACAAGTTATTGCCCTTAATAAAAGATACGATGCTGCTCCAACTAGCAATATAATTAGTGGTCGTCAAGAAAAGCGAGCACAAGAAATTGGCAGAGCACTTAAAGAAAAAGCCTTTGAAATGTCTCCTATTTATAATGAGACTAAAGAGTTCTATGATGCTTATGATAATGCAATAAAACAATTACAAGAATCAAGAGTTACAGCAAATCCTGATTTAGGAAGTAGTTTCTGGCTAAATACAAAATATAGAGAGGAACTGCAGACCTTGGGAAATAAACTTATGCTTGATAACCCAGCATTTTCTCGTATGTATTATTCTGTATTTGCAAACTTATTAAAGAAAACGGAAGATAAATAATGCCATATACTTCAGGTAATAGTGCTCCAGGTCCAGTATCTGGTAGTCCACAGCAAACCATTAGTGCAATAGTTCGTGCTCAGGGTGGATTATATGAAAACGCTTTTTCTATCTCAGACCCGTTTGCTTTTGCAGCCAAGGCTGCTGAAAAGTTAGACGTTCTAAAAAAGAGTTCAACACTTCGTCCTGGTATGACTGACTTTGAATATATGCAAGCATTGCTTCGTAGTTCTGGTAAATCAAAAGGAACTGGTCCATTAGGTTCAACTGATAATAAAGATATCTCAGCCTTTAAGACAGTACTTCAAAATGCATATCTTGATGGTGTTACTTGGGATATGTGGCTTACTAATGATATTAAGTATGGGGCAAAACCAGAAGGTAAAAAAGGCCCTTCCTACAACCCAATCTACAGTAAAGATATATCAACTGCACTTAAACTTATAGATAGCAGTGATGCTGATAATATTCTATCAGATTCGTATTTTAAAACCTTTGGTACCTATCCAACTACTAATTTAATCAGTAGTTTTAAAACCGCTTATTCTAAAGAAGAAACAAGACAAAAAGCAACAGTTACTTCTGAATCAACAGTTACATATGCTCCTGTGCTAGACGCTAAAGGCAAGGCCACATATAATAAAGATGGCACGCCAAAAATGAAAGCAACTACCAAAAGTAGTCAAAGCACTTCTGGACTAGGTTTTACAGAAGACGAACAAAAAGATTTTCTTGCTCAGTATATTGTCGATAATTCTCCAGAAGGAGCATTTGATACAGCAACTATTGGAGGAGCAGCAAAGACTTACTATGACCAGTTAAGCCAGTCACATAACCTTAATTACGAAGATACACCTAATATTGAAACCGTTACTCCAATTATTAAGTCTCTTTTATCTGCAACCGATGAGGGTGTAGCCAATGAGATAATTAAAAAATATCAAACTGATGTGCGTACTAGAGTTGGAACTAAATTTATGGGTGTCTCCGAATACGTTAAAACTGGTGGAGATGCAAAAACTATTATCGATCCAATACTAAAATCTTTGTCAGCAAATCTTGAAACAGATATCGATCAAAACGATAAACTAGCAATTAAACTTTTTAACTTTCAAGGCGCAGACGGCAAGTTTCGTCTTCCAAATCAATATGAAATCGATCAAGCAATTAAATCAGATTCTCGTTATGGCGCAACCTCAACAGCCAAAAATGAAGTAGTCAATTTATTCCAGAGTTTGAAGGGAGCGCTAACTTAATGGCTACTAAACCTAAAACTACTGCACAGAAACAACTTGACCAGGCTAATGCTTTGCTAGCACAAACAAAGGCACGACTTGCAATAGCACAAAAACAACAAGCATCAACAACAGCATACCTTGCAGCAGATAAAGCAGAGGTAAAGGCACAAAAACTAGCAGACGTAAAGGCTGCTCGTGAAGCAGACCTTGCTGCTAAATCAGCAGCCCGTGCTGCTGCTAGAGTTCCATCTAGTGGAACAGGACAAACTAACACCATTAATCCTGTAGAGCCCACTGGTCCATCAACTAATATAACTGTACTTAAATCATTACTTTCTAGTCTTGGTTACAGTAAGACGCTAGTTGATTCATCTACTCAGTATTTTATGTCTTTAATTGCAGAGGAACTTGACTACGATAATATTGTATCTTTGTATACGGATTCCAAAGACTATACTTTAAAAAATGGAACAAAAGTAACATCTCCTTTCTATGAGCAATACGGTTATCTTAACGAAGGGTTAACTCAAACAAAGAGTGCTCGTGATCTGTTTAACTTTGTTGAAGGTACAAAAAATCTTGTTAAAAGTTACGGTATCAGTTCTAAATTTGCAGACCCTGATTCTTTAAAGAAGTATATAGCCAATAACGTTACTGTTGAAAAACTTGATGAACGTATTATGGCTAGTAAATTAAAAACTATTACGGCAGATCCACAATATGTTAATACATTAAGACAACTTAAATACATTAATACTTCGGAAGATTTAACAGACTTTTTCTTAGATCCTAAAATTGGTGAAGCCCAATTAGAAATCAATCGTAAGACGGCTTCTTTTGCAACTGAAGCAATGCGCCGTTCTAATACTCAAACTGGAATTTCTTTCAATGCAGACTCTCTTACTAAGAATGCTGCCATGCTTATTGGGCAAGGTCGTTCAGAGGCTCAGATTGCAGATATTGCCAGCCAAGGATATGAAACAATTGCCCAAACACTCCAACCATCAGTTGGTTTATCTAATATCTTTGAAGGAACTGGTGCGGCAAACGCGCAAACTATTCAAACAGAACTTGAAGCAGAACAATTCCTTGGTTTAGAATCTTCACGCCGTAAAAAACTCAAAGAACTAGGCACTAACATTATGAGTGAAAAAACTGGAAGAGTAAGCGGCAATTATTCATCTGCCGGAATGATATAAATAAATTCCCACCTGGACCTATCGGCCCTGGGTGGTGTACAAGACCGATAGTACGAACCGATTATAATCCCCCATTATGATTGCGGCGTGCGACAACTACTAATATAGGGAGAGGTT